ATGACCCCTATTCATCACATAGGGCGAAAAGTTTGAGAGAAAAGCGTAAACAATCGAGAAGCAAATCTCGAAGTGTTGATGATACTTTTTCCACAGATTATGCGGATAAGTATCACAAACCCCGCACACAGTTTGATTCACATACGGAGGACAATCGTCATGGATGAGACTAACTACAACCCACTCGAATCTGACTGGGTTGATGATATGTTATACGAGGACGATTACTCCACTGATTGTGAAGAATTGCCCACAGATTAACCCCCCATTCTTTGCCCTTTCTTGCCCCTTATTTGCCATGACCAAAGTAACAACAATTCAATCACAATTTCCCTCAGTAGATGTTAAATTGTGGGAAAGAGGTAAGCGATACTTTTGGGCGTATAATTACGATGGATGTAATAAGAATGGACCGTTTAAATCTGAGAAGTTAGCATTAGCGGACGCACAACGATTAACGGAGGGAAACTAATGTCAATTCCAACCAAATTCGCAGCAATTCTTGATAATTATGATAAAGGATTACTGGGGATAAATGATACAATCGAAATGGCACAGTTGTTGATAGATACGGGGTTAAATGAGACCCTGCTACAGTATCAACAATTATGTGATTATTACATCGCTGAGGGTTTATGTTATGATGTGCAATATGAGTGATTAAGTATTAAATAGTATACACACAGTTAGTAACACATATGGGCAGTGATTTGCCGTCCATTTGTGTTACTTAGCGTCCCGTTATATTAAAAACATCCCTATCGCTAACCTACAAAAGTATCACAGCGATAGAAAAATATTTCTCAGTAAAAAAATTTCCCAGGTATGTCGAGTCCCCAGAGGTTGAAAGAAAAGCAAGCACTAGAAGAGTTGCACAGTGACTTGGTAGGTCGCCCTTGGCCTGGTAGAAGATATCCAGGGTGCTACGAGGTGATTCAACTATATGCGAAGAAAGTATTAGACAGGGACTTGAAAAACTTCAGTGGATTATACACAAGTTTCAAAGATGAAGCAGTGGCAGAAGAGAATGGGTTGTGGATAACCAAACCAACATGGGGAGAGCCATTAGACTTCTCAGTAATACAAGAGAATGATTTACTGCTTTATAAGATTTACACAGACGACCTCGGAGGCGGTTACTCTGCGAAGCTAGCAGACCGTGCTCCGAATCATGGTGCAGTTTATCTTGGCAATAAGTTTATCCTTCATCAGGTATGGCAGGAAGAAAGTAGAATAGATGATTTGACACATCCTTCATGTTATCTCTATCAGACTAACTGTATAGGTGTAGTTAGGGAAAACACTACATAATGTAATTACAACTGAATACTAATGATATGAGCAAAAGGTATACTCTTACTATCATGGAGGATGAATACGGGGATTCATATCTTCAATTATCAGATGAATTGCTAGCAGAGTTTGACTGGGAAGTCGGAGATATGTTAGAATATAGTGAGGAGACTGATGGGTCTCTATGTTTGTTTAAGGTGGATGAATGAGATATAATCAAATATGTCTTACGCTACTTGTGATTATTAACTTGATTAATCTAATAAAAAATTAGCGTCTGAAAAAATCCGAAAAATCCGCGAGGTGAATCTCTAATGGGAAAATATGTGCATGGTGATGTGGTTGAAAAGATTGAGAAACCCATCCCTGAATTTAAGACTGATGCCGAATTCATAAACTGGGCGTTTCAACAGCAAGCAGAAGCACTAACGAATCTTGCTAAACGTGTCGAGAGGGTAGAAATGGCACTACAAAAAATCCCTCCCCCTGGTGCCGATATGATTAAATATAAAATACCAGGTCAAGACGAATACTCTAACCTAAAAGAATTACTGGATAATCTGTTTGAGAGAATAAATACTATCGAGACTGTAGTCGGTATATAATGGCAGCCTATGTCCAGGAGACTGGTAGAAGTTTTCCCAATCCTACCACATCAGGTAATTTCACTCAAGTGTTTAAAAGACCCCAGAGTGGAGATTACAGGACTCATGGCGACTATCCTAATGTAGGTAGTGGTGCAAATGATTATAGGATAACCTTTGAGGGTGCTGGTGCAGGAAGCATGCCACTCGGCAAAGATATTGTCCATTACCTAGGGGATGATGACCCAACGGTCATCGGTGGCACGAGACAGGCGATATACAGGCATTACAGAGGGTCTAAGGATGACCACAAGTATACCAATACTCCTGAGATACAAAAACAGGATATGGGTTGCGAGAATGAATCATGGAAGAAGGCAGCAAGAGGATATAATAAAGAGCCAAGGTCAGGAAGACCAGTATTCTGGTTGATGAGGGAGCAAGTAGAGAATGCTATACCTATCAAACAGTTTTATTCCTATTGGCCTGATGATACACAACTATGTGCTGGTAGTAACGTCCCCACTGGATTAAATGGGGTAGGTTGTGGTAGAAACAAATATGTCGAATGTAATACCCTTGGGTATGCCTTTGCTACAGAAGCACACGCACAGGAGTATTGCACAGGGTCTGAGGTGCCTGTACCGTTGTATGAGTATCTTCACCCCGACCCAGACCATTTTTATACTGTAGACCCTGCTAGTGAGGTAAACCTCGCTGACAACAGTCCTATACCTCCTCTGGACCCTATTCATAGGCAATACAGTTATTTGGGTATCCTTTGTTGGGTTTTTGCTGATGATGTCAGGGACCAACCTAATAAATTAGTAGTCGATATTGGTAAAATAGGTCCAACTGGTCAATGTATTGATAAATCTGGTTGGTATGACTATACAGATGACGACCAATACTCCTATGGAGAGCCTGGATGGGGTACAGGAGGGTGGTCTGAGTTCATGTATCGTCAAATGCGTGACTCAAATGGTAATCATGTCGAAGGTCCACCAGCAATTAATGGTTGGGGTAACCCAGATAACGTAGAAGCACTGTCAAATGATGCATTTTTCGAGTGGTCCTATGGTTTAAGTGGTGCTGTGAAGGCATCTGTACCTAGATTCTTAGGTTTTGAGGATAGTTACGACTCACAATTCCTATATTATCTCTACGATACGACGTATCCGTGGAATGGACCCATATATTCAACGCAATATATCCTCTCAAACGCTCAATGTTGTCCAAATACGACTGACCCTGAGGGTTGTCCGCAGTGTGCTCCTGAATGGACCTACCATTCTCACTTCTATGAGATACATGAGGACACTTGGGAGACCACAAAGTCCCGCATTACCATCTCAGACCAGAGTTCAGTCGGTGTAAAAGAGTCATTTTTCACTTGTGACACCGAAAGTAGACGTATTTTCTTCCGCTATATGACACGAGATGGTGATTTTAACAGCGGAGACCAGATAAATGGGTGGGATATTGTCTCAGTTTACTATTTTGGAGACCAATTGAAGTGCGGAGTAATGGAATTTACTCAATTTGGTGCCGTAGGAAACACATTTTCCTATGAACAGCAGTTCACATCCTCTGATGGAGGTCAAATTAAGGTTCTTGCTGGTTACGGTATAGCAAATAAGGTTGCATTTACGGGTGTTTACGAATTTCCAAAGAAAGTTTCATACTGGAAAGTGCAAATTAACCCTAAAGCACTCATTCCTTGGCGCACATTAGACGAAGCAGTGCTTGAAGCAGTCGTAGATGACGACGGAAGCATACATTCTGTCAATATTATCAACGGAGGACGTGGATATATCGAGCCAACCATAGCGGTATTGCATCCTAGAGAGATGGAAGACTTCTCTCCTAACGATACTGCTAAGTTTATGGGTGATTCCGTCAGTATGGATGAGGACTGGAAGAAGACATTTAAGACACCAGAGTCCTCTCAGACGGTCATGGACAGCACGAGAGACACCCAGAAGACCTTTGGTGTCCATACAGGGGTAATTCCTATCCCAGAGGATAAGAATAGAGAAAGATTTCAGATGCGTAAGGCAATTCTTGAGATATCTGAGCTCAATGAGTTAGGTATAATCAAGGCAGTACGTGTTGTAGACGGTGGTGCGGGATATTCACAGGCAGATTTACCTAAAGTTATCGTTGCAGAGCCTGAGCACATCAAGTGGGATAGTGCTAAAGAGGACGGTGCGCCTGACCCACAAGCATTTGGCGCAACTAATACACAACTTACGGATGGTATTGGTGGTGGTATCGAAGGAGGCGCACAAGGATTCGATGAAGACGGAGATAATATGCAGTATATCAACTCCTCATTTGACTTAATTAAGTCAGGTAAGGCAGTTGACGTACCTGATAGTTACATACGCGCAGCAGAATTGTCAGAGGACACCACATCTTACTGTATGAATCTGCCAGCAGCGTGTATTGAGATTGGTCCTGGTGTAGGTTTGATATCTAATGCGATGCCTGACAGGGAACAGTTTAGTCAAGTTTCCTCAATGTCCCCAGGTATAGCGCAATTTGAAAAGGATGTAATGCCTTTCGCTATGCAAGGAGCGCAACAGGTAGACAGCTATGTTGAGAATCAGTCTCACCTGTATGGTCCTTTCGGAAAGGATAGATGTATAAAGACAGGGCAACCAAAACTCTATAACATTACTCGATGGTTTGATATGCCCTGTGCGTATTTAGATGTCGGTGATGATGGTGTGCAGAAAGCATTTGGTTGGTTACCTTACAAGTATTGTGCATCCAAACAAGAATTAGCATCATACAGAGTATCCATTGAGTGTGAGGGTAAGATTACAGGATCTCAAGGTGAGGACTGTATGGATTGGATTCAATCCCTACCTAAACCACATATGATGCGGAGAAGAGACCCACAGGGTAATGCTGGTAAGAGGACTTGGAATTGCAGACGAGGAAGTATACAAGGTAGATGTTATAGAGATCCTAATAATAGCGCAGATATTATCTTTGTCCCCGTAGGACTAGATGAGAATACGTGGGACTATAACAGAAGTAACTTCACAGAGCTCGAGCAATTGCAGATGTGGGCTGGTAGTAATATTAGTAGTAGCGCAGCAGTGCAGACATGGTTAGGACACCCTACGGCACAAGACCCTGCTGGTACTCCGCACTCGGTAGACTATACTGCGCTTACGGTAGCATCGTGTAGTAACGGACAACCACCTAATGATTGTTGGGATAGGTATGTGCGCGGAGTGGTTGCTAATGATGGTCCGTTGAGAGTGTATTGCGGATATGATAATGACGGTAATGGTATAGCAGGTAATACATTCTGTGGTACTCCTGAACTATATGATGCCTGCGTAGCACTGGATAAGTGTATGGATGCATCTATTGCTATCAACCCTAACAGGATGAAGGGGACTGGTTCAAATAAAGTAATGATGATGGGACCATATAATGGTACAATGACCGTGCGGAATAATCTGACAGGTAGTATAAATGCACTAGACAGAGCAATCCGTAACTATGGTAACCCATACTTCGATGAATGCAGTCAAACTGACTCTTGGACTGATGGCACTACATTGAATGAGGAGTTTAAATAATGGCATTTGGTTTCCTAAGACCTGTATCCTCATTAAATGGATTACCGTGTAGTGGTCACGGACTTTGTTTGCCGTCTACAATCCACTCTGTACAGGCATGTGGTACTCCACCCATACCTTATAGTATTACAATTAAGAATTTTACATGTTGGTGGCCTCCACAACCATTGATTCCAATATTCCCAGTTACTCCTTTGAGAGCAACTGTATTGGTTAATGGTATTCCCATCATGTTAATGGGTGATACATTCACACCACACATTTCAGTATGTACCAATATTGTTGTGTACATTTGTCCTTGTGGTAAAGCGATGTGTCCCACCCCAACTCCTATACCGTGTAGCACTCTAACCATAGAAGATGCTGGAGGAGTTGGTCATATTAGGGTTTTACAAGCAACGACCGTAACGGTATTTGCTCTTAAACGACCTATAGCAAGGATACTAGACCCATTAGGGGTTGGATTCCCTGGATTTAGTTACCCTTGTTCATCTGTAGTTGCCTGGGGGCATGCAACTGTGCTAGCATCATAGAAACTTGAGGTTAAAATGGCAAAATCGACAACTGGAGCATGGGGAACTGGGTCATATGTGACTCCAAACCCGAAAAAAACACGTCAAGGTAACAGCAAAAACACAAAATATGCTGCTACTTCTCGTAATGGTGCTAGAAAGAAGTACAAAGGTCAAGGTTAACCCTATAAATAACTTTATACTTGCACTAAATATAAGGAATGCCCGCCTATCGGTTTAGATCCGAGAAATATGTCTCCAGAGGATTTAAGGACTTAGCAGTCTCATTCAAATCAAATCCTAATACTGGAGATTTTGGTGTGGTTAAAAATGAAAATGCTATAAAGCAGTCAGTTCGTAATCTAATCTTGACCCAATTTGGTGAAAGACCTTTTCAAGAGGAGATTGGATCACGAGTTACTGCACTTTTATTTGAACCATGGGATCCATTTAGCGTGGATACTATGAAAGGAGAGATATTTAACTGTTTACAAAGACTTGAGCCTCGTATTGAATGTACATCTGTGAAAATTCGTGATGAATCTGACACCAACGCTGTATTTGTTGAGATAGATTACACTATTGTTGGAGAAGAGTTAACCCAAACCGTAGACTTTCTACTAGAAAGAGCATAAAATGGCAGCAATACCATCACAATTAACGTCGTTAGACTTCTTTGAAATCAAAGAATCCATCAGATCATATCTAAGGACTCGAAAAGAGTTTACTGATTATGATTTTGAGGGATCTTCTGCCAGCTATTTGATTGATATTCTTGCGTATAACACATATTATACTGCTTTCAACGCTAATATGGCGTTAAATGAAGCTTTTCTTGAGACAGCAACCGTTAGAGATAACATTGTAAGGATTGCAAAGCAGTTAAACTATACACCTAGGTCAATAAAAGCACCTAGAGCATGTCTAAAAATCATTGCACAGACTACAACTTCATTAAATGGCACAACTTTCCCTGAATATGCGACTTTACAGAAGGGAGATGTCTTTGTAGCAGAGAATGATACAGACGATTTTACATTTACAGTAACAAATGACATCAAAGTACCTGTTAATACTACTACAGGACTAGCAACATTCGATAATGTACTGGTTTATCAAGGTAATTTGATGCAATTCCACTATACAGTGGACTATACTAAGAAACAAGACTTCATTATACCCTCTGAAAATGTTGATACTGGTCTTTTGACTGTTGATATCAGTCCAAATGCCCAATCTTCAGAGATTGATACCTATAATTTGGTATCAAATGCTACAGCATTGAATTCTACTTCCAGAATTTACTATTTGGAAGAGACAGATGACCTCAGATACCGTCTTTTATTCGGAGATGGGGTATTAGGACGTAAATTGATTGATGGAGAATACATTACAATCAATTATGTGACCACTTATGGTGTTGATGCTAACGGATGTCGCAATTTTGACTACATTGGTAACATAATTGACTCTGATGGTAGGGTAATATCACCTGGAGCAATCTCCATAGAGACAAAGGATGCCTCACAGGACGGCGAAGAGCGTGAAACAGGTCTATCCGTCAAGTTTAGAGCACCTAGAGCGTATGCAACCCAAAATA